GAAGTCCCCTAATGAAGTCCCTTCACATCGTCAAGAACTCCGAGATAGGCTTGATATTTACGTGGTGGACTACCGCACGGCGGCAAAGGCGCAGGACTGGACTGAGTGTGATAAGATTAACCAGGGACGTGAGCCGCTATTCACTAAGTTGTGGGCTTTGGAGAAAGCCCTTCCCGTAGCGGGGCAATACTGGGTGCCGAACCGAGTGCGAAACGAAGGGAAAACGTGGTTATTGGAGTAGGCAATGCCAGTTACGATCCGTAAGACTGATGGTAAATACCGTGTTTCTACTCCCTCGCGGGTGCATTCTATGGGAACGACGAAGCGAAAGGCTGGGGGTCAGCGAAAGTTGCTGCAGGCTGTGAAGCATGGGTTTGTTCCAGGTAAGACGCCAGGACAGAGGAAGCGATAATGTCTGATCGCATAACCCGTGAGGAGATTATGGCGAAGAAGTCTGACTATGAGGCGCAGGAATCTGCGTTCCGAGAGCAGGCGAAGATAGATCAGAACTTCATCCAAGCGGGAACGGAGTGGCGGAAGAACCTCTTGGCAGCCTATATTGCGGGATTTCCGCCTGGATTTGTCCATAAGTCTATCCCGATGGCGAAAATAGCTGTCAGGTCGGCAAAGCAGACGGTAATGGCGGGGGAAATCCCAGACGTGAGGGATTCTCTACGGTTGGAGGAGGGTGAGCCGCCCTCTGATGTGGCAGAGTCGCGCAGAAAGACGACGGAGCAGTTCCATAAGGCGTTTCTGTACGAAGTCGCTATGCGAACGTCGTCAAATCCCTTTTCAGAGCTACTGGATAAGCAGTATGGGCTGGGGCCAGGGATATTAGCGTTCCCCTGGGACGATAATCTTTGGCCAAAAGAGCCTGATCAGGGGGACAGGGTGGACATGGACGCCTATGAGGAGGCGAAGAAGGCCGCATGGCCGTGGAATGTGCATGTTATACACCCTCTGAATATCTGGCCTGATCCTTATTGCGATCCGCCGCAGGACTATATTATTGAGGATGAGATATCTGCTACCACCGCACAACGGCGGTATCCTAAGCTCACGCTGCCGAAGACAGGGAAGGTTAAGCGGGTAGCGTACTGCTCGGATGAGTGGTACGCCGTCTATATCAACAACGAGGCAGTCTTTGACGGCGATGGCGTGGTAGAAAACCCGATGGAGAGCATGTGGTATGAGCTAGCGCTATCGGGGTTGGGAGAAAGGGACGAGAACAACGACCCTGTGCACCTCTGGCAGGGCTTGATACGGCCTTTGCGAGACATAATCTCCATGATCGTCACGAATTACAACATCATCGAGGCGATCAAGTTTCAGGAAGCGTTCAGTCCTAAGCAGGTCAAGTCACCGAATAAAGAGGCGGCGCAAGAGGCTGCGGATAACTTTGAGTACGCCCCTCTGAAGCTCCTGGTAACGGAGAGTGGCGTTGAGTTTAATAATATCTTCCAGGGACTCACTACGCAGAGTTCCATCTGGGAGCAGGGAGAGTTAAGCAGGTGGATAGAAATCCTCATGGGGCCTCTCAGTGGCACCTTCATGGGCCAGGAGCGCACAGCATCGGGGTTAGCGCAGAGAGTTGCGCTACAGACCGCGCCCTTTGAGCCTGCTAAAATATCTGCGGAGCAAGCTATTGCTAATATGCTCAGGAAGGTAACGAGGTTTTACAAGACGATCATCGGCAAGAACTTCTATCTCAGGCACGGCGGGAAGCTAGTGCGGTTCAAGCCTGAAGAGCTACTGGACGACGTGATGATAGAGGTGGAGTTGAGGCCCGTTACGGCCGCGGACAGGGCCATGACCGTTGACAAAGACCTGAAAGAGATGGGAGCCACTATTATCAGCAAAGAGGAATATCGGCGGCGGCAGAAGATAGAGAATGGCAGTCAGTTGGATGAGGAGTCGGCGCTGGAAGCGCTGAAGTTCCACCCCGCCGTGGTAGATATCAGCGCGCAGGTGATCGTGCAGCAGATACAGCAGAAGTTTGGTATGCAACCGCCAGGTGGGGCTCCTGGGGGCGAGGTAGCTGAGGAAGCGTTCACGCCGAACCCTGGCGTGAACGGACGCGGGACATTAGCAGGTGATCTAAGCCGCGCTCCCGTACCAGCAGGGCCAGGGGGAATGAGGTAATGGGACTCTATAACGATAATATACCGAAAGTCGCTGACTTTTGGTTACCGCGAATCCAGAAAACTCTGCGGGAAGACCACGAAATCGGGGCTGACCTTGAGGTGCTCAAGCAGCAATTACAGCAGGAGTTTCAGGCTGCGGTAGACGCGGGCGCTATAGAAGGCTTCATAGAGAAGCACGGGATTGAGGAAGCTGAGAAGCAGACAGACCTGCTGTAGATAGGGGGCATAATGGCTAAATATGTAGACCTGCGCGGCCGCGGCAAGCGGTTTATGACGGCGGCTCAGGCCGCGAAAGCTCCTGGCGCATGGGTGGTTGTGGGTCAGGTCGAGGAGGGAATGGGCGACGAGGAGCTATATGCGCTGGCGGTTGGGCTAGATGTGCCGCCAACGCCCATTCCCTCCCTTACAGGTCGACGGAGCGTGACCCTCCCGCCCCTAGTTCCAGGCGAATTTAGGCCGATTGACGGGCGCATGACTGTCGGAGACCCTGATTTTCAGCGGGTGTTACCGCCTGCCGCGAGGAAGAGGATTCTTTCTGTTCCCTCTGTAGTAGATCCCTACGCACGCTTCAATTCTGCTTTTTTTGAGGAGTACGGACGGCCCATTAAAGCGGAACAGGAGAGCAACGAAGTCCTTTGGAAAGAACTGGATATACCCAATAAGCTATTTCGGCTCTTACCTCTTGGCCGACAGCAGGGTTTTGATGCCAAGCGCCTCTCCCAGCTATCAAATGAAGACTTGAATCCTGTTATTGAAAGAATCCTGAATAGTGATCCGCGCGGGTTATCCAACTTTAGTGCAGATCGCCTTGCAGAATTTGATTTGCCGACCACCGAAGCCTTTTTTGATCATATGGTGCGTGTCGACCCTGGGAGTGACTTAACTGCAGACCTTCTCAGGGTTGTTCATAAAAAGGAAGACGAAGCGGGAATCAAACGAACGGAGGTGGGAGACGCCTCTCGCTGGAGAGCCGCTCCCCCCCTCACCACTATCCTTGGGGATGACGACAAGAAGACCTATGAAATACCTGGTGTCGGCGCGTTGGAAAGCCCTGCTTTTCAGCGGATGTTGCAGTTGTTTCGTGGTGAAGTGCCCCCGATGTTTCGGAGTGAAGAACAGAGGGCGATCCTTGAAAAGGCCCAGCTTGAGCAAAAACCTCGTTTCTCTATAGCAGATGCAGCGTTACAGAGGGAGGCAGCGGCAGACGCTACAGCGCCTGTAGAGGAAGCGTTACAGAGGGCGTCTGAAGAGCCTGTAGATGAATTTGGCCGCGTACCGAGAATAGCAGGTCGCATGGGGCCATTGATTACACCCAGCGCTCTTCCTGCTCAGGGCGGTGGCGATGGTACATTTGGGCGCTTCGATGAAGATGACCCAGAAGGTGGAAGGGGAACCCAGGGCGGGCTGACAGAAAGAGAACTAGACCAATTCATAAGGGGAGACGATCCTCTTTATCGGTATCGTGAAGGCGAGGATGTAAGGGGAACCCAGGGCGGGCTGACAGAAAGAGAACTAGACCAATTCATAAGGGGAGACGATCCTCGTTTACTGGAGACTGAGGAAAAACCGCCGATCCAAAAACAAATCCAAGCACAAATCCCCACTGAAAGGCCCTCCCACGCAGGGGATATATTTGAGGGTGAGACTCCAGATGGCAGGCGCTATCGGATTATGCCCGTGATGATAGCCGTCAGGAATAAAGAGACAGGGTATGTGACGGGCCACGAATTAGCCTGGGGGCAGCCGCAGATACTTGGTCTTACTGCACAAGAAGAAGAGGCGAAAGCCCAGTGGCGTGCTGGCGTAACAGGCCTCATTGATGAGAAGCCCACTTTCGCAAGAGAGCAGGTTATCAGTAGCGCAGAGCGAGCAAATCTTGCTGCAAGGGCTGGTATAGCGCTTAGTGCTGCACAAGAAGCCCGCGCCCGTGGTGATGATATAGAGGCAAAGCGTCAGTTTGATGAAACCCAGAGACTTCGTGCAGAGATTCAGCGGGGCCAACTTAGCCTCCAAGAACGGCAGTTTCAGTTTCAGTCTGCGCGAGACCCAGCCTCGGCCTTCGTCAAGGCGCAGCGGGCTAGCGCGTTCGCGACTCCAGGCGTGGTAACTCCTACTCCGACAGGAGACGCTGCTGGAGTAACACCATCTACATCGAGTGGGGTGCGTCAGACCTTTGTGGAAAACCCGCGTGTCGCTGCCAGGGTAAAGAATATATTCCGCGGGAGTGGAGATGAGTTTAGAATACCCTCACAGCAGGCTACTAAACGCCTTCTTCCATCAGAGCGAGCGCAGTTAGCGTCAGGCTTACAAGTGATGGGCCTTGATCCTGCAGATGTGGCAGAGCAAACTAGAAGATTGACTACCACTACCACGCCTGCTCGGCAGGCAACGACGACCAGGCGTAGGCGGCAACGGGGGGGATTATTCTAGGTGGCACCACGACATTATCCGCTCGTTCCCCCAGTCCAGCGCCCCCCTAACCTTGGCGATCTCACGGACGAAGAACTAGGGCAGCTTCGGGCTGAACTAGAATACCTAGAAAAACTAGCATTCTTACCCCGTTCTCGCTCCGAGGTAGGTCGTATTGGGCGGGATGAGTTTCCTGTTCCGAGCGGCCCACGTCCGCTAGATCGCTTTGAGCAAGCCGAGCGTGAGGGACGGATACCGACTGAACCAATCCGTGGGCCTGAGCCGACCCGTAAGCCTAAGCCGACCCGTAAGCCTGAGCCGCAGCGTGAAGAGTCTATCTTCACTAGGATAGTAGAAAGGGTAGGAGAAACCCCAATCCCTTCACCGATTCCTACGGAGCGATTCCCTGGCAGGACTGGGCCAATTACCTTCGGTGAGGCGGGACAAGGGGTAGGTGCGTTCTTAGATTTTATCCAACGAGATGTAGAAGAACCAATGGCTGGCATTGCCGCGTCCCTGGGGGCTACCGCCTTCATTGACCCTGAGATAGCGGAAGCCTTCTTATTTGCTTCGCCTGAGCGTAAAGAAGAGCTTTTACAGGTCCAAGGTATACTTCAGGAACATGCTGCCCAGGCGAGACAAGAAGTTGAGCGCAAGGTGCGTGAGAAGAATCCAGAGACTCTGATTGAATATGTGAGAGCAATCTGGACATCGGGTGGCGAGTATGAGCGAGAACGCCCCGAAGCCTTTGTGGGTGAAAAGGGGATCGTTCAAATTCTGTTCAGCCCATTAAATCTTATAGGTATCGGCCTAGAACCAAAAGTAGCGCGTTTAGTAGCGCTACTTTTTCGTAAGCTGCGAGCAAAGGCTACGAGAACAGGCCGTGGCTTTCAAGAAGTTATGGAAGATGTTCCCGCTGATGATATAAGCAAAGCTCCTCTTGAGGATGTAAGCAAAGCTCCCCTAGAAGAGGTTCTAGAAGAGGTTCTAGAAGAGGCTGCGGAAGTACCCACGCCAAGACTACGGCCTGCCCCTGCTGAGGAAGTGGAGCAAGTCGGTTTTGGGCAAGCGGGCATGGGTTTTGGTGAGCGCCCACCTCAAGCGGGCATGGGTTTTGGTCGGCGCCCACCTCCTGATTGGGTGCGCCAAACTGAAGAAGCGCGTAGACTGCGGGCCCTGGGTCGGGAAGGACTCCCCCTAGAAGAGGCTGCGGAAGCACCCACACGCGTGGGTGCTCAAACACCTGAAGGGAATGTTGTAGGTGCAAGTCCTTTAGTCGAGGAACTGCCCCACCGTGAGTATTGGGCCCGCCCACTCTCAAACCAGAAAATGATCTCTGGTGCCTTTAGGGACAATTTCTGGCGGAGCTTGGCCCAAAGAACACAGGGCTTAAAGCAGTTTACTGCGCTTATCGATCCTGCTGCTCTTGTTCGGGGTGACTCGATTGAGCCTGTAGAGATAGTGAAGCGGGGCTTGTTACTGCGAAACAGAGTGCTTGACGTGGGTAATTCTGCCACAGAGATTGGCATGGCATGGCTACGGGAGAAACAACTGCCATTTGAGATCGGTACAGACATGCGAGCCGCAGGAGTCCCTAATAGCCCCGTTTGGTATGATATATTTGATAATCCCTCTCGGTTTATACTAACCCCTAAGCAAAAAGAGTACATTAGTCTTTATCAGGACTTGGTCGACGATGCTCTAAGGCTTGCTAAAGATAATGGTATAGAGGTCACTGAGATTCAGTTTGCTGGGGGTAGGCATTATATCCCGCGATTAGTCGAAGCTATTCGTGGACTTGAGAACACAAAAGCAAAAGGAAGTAAGGCGTGGGCATCTGCAAAGGGGATCGGAGCAAAGCAGAGCTTTCAAAAAACCCGCTTCTATGAGTGGGCTGAGGACGGCGTGGAGAAGGGCGTAGTTTACTCTGCCGATCCCATCTCGGTTATGCAACACCATATTCACAGTGTCTACCGCGCAATAGCTGATAAGCGCCTTGCGGATGAAGTGAGACCATTGGGCGAAACGGTAGTGGAGGGCGTGGAAAGAAAATCTCCTGGGCTTCTGGCTGCCCTTGAGATAGCCAAGAAGGACTTTGCGAAGGCGCGGCAACTTCTTAGTGCTGTAAATCGTGCTTATCGGGGGGAGCGGCTACCTCCATCCCTTGTAAATAGTATTAGGCGTAGCTTTCCAGCCGAGGCAGCAATGCTAAAGGCCGCTGGCCCTAACAGCCCCGATCTTTACCAAATTGAAACAAGGGCACGGAAACTTATGGCGGAGTCCCGCATTACTTGGAATAATATTAGCGGTAGGGTGGGTCGTCTTAAAGAGGCCGTCCGCTCTCCGCTTGATAAGGGATGGGTGAGCCAGCCCTTTGCTGGCGGCAGGATGTTTCCGAAGGAAGTATCCGAGGTACTAAATAAAGCTACAGGAGATCAGGGTCAGCAATGGCTAAAGAAGTACGAGGATCTTAATGCACTTTCACGAACAATAGGCACGACAATTGACTTCGGCGCACCCTTCATTCAGGGCCTTGCAGTCCTGGGCGAGAATCCTAGGGCATGGGCTAGGGCAACGCTCATGCATTACCAGGCGTTTCTTTTTCCTCAAGTAAAGCAGCGCTATCTTGTACAGAATGCAGAAGCTATTAAGGAGATGGCTCAGTATGGAATAACGCTCGGACACACTGAGTTCCTTGCGGGTAATCTTCCAGCTACAGGATTAATGAAGTTACTTCCCCAGGAAACACAGACGGTTCTTACTTGGATGGGGCGTAAAAACCCTTTTCACTTCCAGGAAGCCTTCGGCACATTTCTGGATGCCGCGGCTATCGAGTCGTGGAAAGCTCTTCGTAGTACCGCTGGCAGAGAAGGCAATGATAGCCTGTTTGCCCTTGCTGATTATGTGAATCATGTACGGGGAACCATGAGTCAGCGAGCTATTGGTATAGGGGCCACTCAGCAACAGATTGAAAGCAGCTTCATGGCCTTTGCTATTCGTTACACAAAAGCAGGCTTTGCTCTATTGACCGACATGGTAAAGGGAAATCTCAAGGGGAACGCAGTACGAGCAAACCTAACATCCACTATCGGCGCCGCAACACTCTTTTTCCTTGCAGGTGCAACGGCTATGTCTGCGCTTGGTCTGATCAGTAAAGAGGAGATTATTCGTCGGATGCAGCCCATTCTGAATGGCAGATACAATTCTAGGTTCTTTACTCTGCCCTTCGGTACGGACGATGTGGGACTCGGTGGCTTTGGGTACTCGCTCCTACGTCTCTTAGCGGGTACTACAGATAAGGCTATTAACGAGCCTGAAGACCTATTGAAGCTGGACGCTAAGGATAATCCCCTTGTTTCCTTTATCCAAAGCCGCCTCTTTGGTGCCGCACCCATGGCTTCTCTTGCGACAGAATTAACAACAGGAACGAATTGGTGGGGAGAGAAGCTGACCACGATCCCTGACTATTCTAGTGCAGTAGCTCGTCGTTTTCTCCCCTTCTGGGCGGAGTCGTATCTCCTTCAAGATCCAAAGGCAGACGTAAAATCTTTTATTCCTGCCGTCCACGGTACACGGGTATTTCCTCAGAGCTATCGTGCCCGTGCTAATAAATTGGAAGAAAGTCTTGCAGCGATTAAGCGTAAGCAAGAGACGCGCTCTGGCACTTTTGGGGTAGTAGTTGCGGAGGAATCAAAGCGTTGGGACTTACCACTGAATAGGGAGGAACGGCGAATCTTAGAGGCTGAGTCTCCAGAACTTGCGGAGTTGAAGCAGAAGGCTAACGAGCAGTATGCTGGCTACCGCAAAAACCTTGTGCAGGAGGAGACTGAGAGCTTTTACAGTGGGATTGAACTAGGGAAGCTGAGGAGAGAGCGAGAGCTTGAACAGGCTTATCTCTCCTTTGCGCAGGCTAAGATCGGTGGCAAGGCATTTAGGGAGACGCGAGCGACACAGAATACGAAGTTTGCAGGAGCGATTGAAAGCCTTAAAGAACAATATCCTCTAGCATTAACTGACCGAGCAGCCCGTGAGAGGTATTATCAAGAGCATCGGATTGCGATAAAAGAAGCTGCAGTTGAAGACATCGTTGCTGAGGGCTACTATTCAATCGAACCACGGAGGGACGCTAATGGCCTAGAGGATATGTCTCAGTTCTTTCGTGATCGCAAGGAATACTTGGAGCGGTTCGACACTGAAACCCAAGATTATGTTCTTCATACTTATCCAAACAAGCGCTTTACGAAGGAGTGGATGAATAAGATTGAGGCTATCTATCAAAAAGATATCGAGACCCTGCGCCCTTATTGGGAGATTCGTGACCAAGTAGAAGCTGAAAAGCCCAATGCCTCAGAAAATCTCAAGAATTCCACTATTAGCGCGCGCAGGGTCAGAATGCGCCGCAGGGATAATCTTGTACAGCAAGCAGGAAAGCGCTGGGAATACTTTGGTGATGTGCCCAGACGGGACACCAGAACACGGGGTGAAGGCCTTTATCCCGTGACTGGCGTTCAGGGCGTTACAGTAATTAATCGATGATGGAAGCCGCCGACAAAGAAGTTCTCGCAAGGCTCTTCTCTCCTGCAATTGCTGATGAGATAGAAAGCTTCCTTGTCTGTAGGAATAGTGGACAAATTACCCTTAACTTCAAAGAAGGCCATGTAATGAATGCCACGGGCATGAAGGTTCTGAAGGGTCGCACGAATAACAGGGTTGACAGAATCGCTGAATAATCTTATGGTAAACCCTGGAACTTAATACGGGACACCAGAACACCCTGGCCCCATTTGAGCGAAAGCTTAGATCGGGGCCTATTTCTACTTACCTCCGAAAAGGAGAGACGGATGACTATGCAGGAAACTCCTACCGACCTGCTGGAAGAACAGGTAGAGACGGAAGAAATAACTCCTGATCTGACTCAGGAGCGGCTGGATCGCATCGAGTCCCAAGCTAGAAGTGACAGCCAGAAAGTACAGAACCAGCTAGGATACTTGGGGAGGCAGCTAGAAGGGCTGTCCAGCCAACCGAAGACGGTTGAGAGAGACGAGCGTATTGATAGGCTCACGGATATGGTGGAGGAGCTTTCGCTTCGGGACTTAGACCCCGAAACCCAGAACGAGCAATTGCGAAAGCGGAACGCTGAATTAGAAGCAAGGGTAAGAAAGCCTGTTGAGCCTAAACCAGAAGAAAGGGAAGAAAAGACTGAATCACAAGAGGAAGATGATCCAATCGCGCAGGATTATCGGAAGCGTATCATACCAAATTGGTTAGACGCTTCTGCAGAAATTGGGATCTCCTGGGACTACATCTGGCCGAAGATTAAAGACAAGGTTTTGTCTCAGGAGTTTGTCCGTGGTGACTCTACCACTGGCGATCCCTTTGGCTTCAGGCCCTTAGACAGTGAAGTGCGATCCTATATGCGAGAGCAGAAGAAATTGCTCACCAGTCAGTCGAAATCTCGTGAGACTATTTCGACAGAATCTACAGCGGGAGGTGCTCCCTCAAAGCAGGCTATCGTGAATAAGGTAGCCGACCCTAACTACGCCGCAACCACCGCGGAATTAGTGGCGGCGCTGGAAGCACAGGCTGAGGGATACTTTCCGAAGCTCAAAAGGAGTTAATAAATGGCATCAGGCGACACCTTTGTCAATGACGTTGATGAAGGACTAGATACGGTAATTGCCTCAGCACGGACAACGAGGGAGTTTCCAGCCGATGTAATGCTGAAGCTAGTAGACCGCCAGACCTTGAGCGAAGGAACGGGTACGGCATGGCGGGAGTTCCTGGCAGCGCAACTTACGGCTCAGGACGCGGGCGAGACTGACGACATCGACAATCCGCAACAGTTGGATGGTTCGATCCTCAGCATCACTCCGTCACTGGTAGTTATCCAGACCTTCATTGGAGACCGCGTACAGCTTCGGCTCAACACCAAAGCCTACGCTACCTTTGGTAGATTGGCGCAACAGGCTATTGACCGCAAGAAAGATCAGGACATTCTGACCATCTTTGCTGGCGCGACAACCACGATGGCAGGGACGGGGGTTACCTTAACCTCTGGACACATTCGAGCGGCAGTCGAGCGTATTAGTGCTGACTCCGACGAGCCTGGTCCTACCCCCATCGTAGCTGTGCTTCACGGCTATGGCATTAACTACATCACCAGTGAAGTAATCGGTGGTGTAGGCACCTACCCCATTCCACAGGGCTACACCGAGGAAGCATGGAAGCGGGGATTGCAGAACTTTAGCATCGACGACGCACGGGTGTACCGTGATGGTCTGATCACCGTGGACTCTACGCCAGATGCTCGTGGAGGCGTGTTCTCTAGTGGTGCTGGTGGAGCGATTGTTCTGGTGCAGGGAAAGTCTCCCTGGACAAGCCGACGCTACGAGCCCCAGAAGGGCTATGGCGGCTGGAATGTGTGGCTGAAGGATGAATACGCCACGGGCGAGAGAAGCGCTGGAAACTGGCTTTATGGCGTTTTGCACAATGCGACTGCCCCCACTTCGTAACGCAGGTGTGTGAGAATTGTGTTTGAAGCGGGAATAGTTGGATCCCTAGACAAGGACAACTAAGGAGAGAAAATTATGGCAACTGATACCACTAAAGGCAAGGTGCACTTCTTTGATGACTTCTTAGGAGACACCATTAACCTAGATAACTACGTGGTCAATACGGATTCAGGCGGTACTGCCTTTGCGATCAATGTGCAGGCCAATGGGGTTATCCGAGCGACCGTGGACACTACCGATAATGATATCTCTAACATCTTCGGTGTGGTAATTTACCGTTCAGATTCTGCTGGCCCCCTCACGATTGAAGTGCGGGCAGCGCTCATCACAAGCGTTGCGGATGGCGAGGTCTTTATTGGCTTCTCGGACGCAAGCGGCACGGATGAAAACCCGATCACCCTGAGCACTGCCGACGTAATGACCTCGAACGCTACGGATGCGGTCGGTTTTGCCTACACAGGCGGTGGAACGGCAGACTGGAAGATGGTCTCGGTCGCGAACAATTCGGACGGTACGGTGGCTCGCGCCAACGCAAAGGGGGCGACAACCCCTGCAGCGGGCACCTTCCAGACCTTCAAGATCACCCTGAACGAGGACGGCGACGCTGATTACTACATTGATGGAGTCTATCAAGGTAGTGAAGCCGTAGCGGTTACATCAACAGTCTTGTTGAACTTTGCGGTTGCACTTCAGAGTGGTGGAACTGGTCGTTCGCTCGACATAGACTATGTGGAAATCCACTGCGGGCGTCGGTAAATTGATTCTTACCCCCGAAGACCTGGCGGTAGACGAGCGGGTACATTCGGCCTGTGAACGGGTGCAGAATGTAGATAGGCAAGATTACCCGCATCGCTTCCAGTACATCTTCGTGGTGCGGAACGACAAACTTACTCGGTTCGATAAGGACTTAGGGCCGAACTACCTATTTCCTGGGGCAGCCTTAGCCTTCAACTTCTTGGCATTGTTTGAGTACAGCGTCGGTGAAGTCATGGAAATTATGGAGTACCGACGCAACGATAAGCCAGAGCCCAACTCACTGGGGGGAACAATGACGGACGAGAACCCCAGTGATCTCTGGGCGCAATGGCGAGAGGAGCTTGAAGAAAAGCAGCAACAGAAAGCGCATAGAAGTGTGATAGGCCCAATGTTACGGATACAGAGGTGATATATGGTACAAATGCAGGATCAGACCGACGCTCTTTTGGAGATGATGGAAGACGCTCTTGACGACAATCCAGAGGCGGTCAAAGTAGGGGATGTGGTAAACACTGACCTCTCTCAGACCTTCCCTGCGGCTATCTCAGAGATAAGCCATCGTGATCCTGAGACGGATCAGGTGATTCCTGGAAATGGGTTTCGTTGGTTCTTCGATACCAGGACGGGAGAGCCGCGACGCATCCATCGTCACCACTGGAAGACGGTTAGGGAGAAGAAGTATACCGATTCCGACTATCCAGAATGGATCGGTAAACCAGCCTTTAGCCTCGTGAAGACTAAAGAGTTCATTCTAGGGACATCTCTATGCTATCTTCACCCTCACCACCCCGATAAGTGGACAGAGCGGATTCGCGGTCTCAGGCCGTGCATGTCTTCGCACCTTGCGAACGACTATGAGGCAGACCGCCACAGCCGTCTGGCGCACAAGTCAGAGTGGGCGGCTATCGAAAACTTGAGAGAGCGTGAGGAGCGGGCTGAGGATCGGGAGATTCAACGACGTTCCGTAGAAACTAACGAGGCTCTTGTGAGAAACCTCACGGACCAGAATGGCTCTAACGGCGCGCCTGGTAATGAGGGCATTTTACAGAATGCCAAGCATAACCACGGCGCGCCGTGGAACCGCATTGTAGAGGGTTGCCCTAAGTGTAAGACAACCTAGCTGGCCGCTTCCCTCGTCAAGCGCGGCCTAGATCGCCAGGGAGGTAACAATGGCAGTGAATGAACGATATTATAGGGGCTTCCACAATGGGAGGGGTGACGCAACCTTCCACGAAAGGCCCTACACAGGTGAACTTCTCGTCCCCACGACCTATCGTGGGCTGCACTTCGCCTCAGCAGCAGATGCAGACACAGATTGGAACGTAGCCAATCAGACACACCCGACGCTTTACATCCATTCCGAGACGACCCCTGCGACTGACTACGTCTCCATAGCCCATGATGGGACAAGCATCTCATTCACGGCGGCAGGCGCGACCAATTTCGCGTTTGATTCGGCTGTAGTGACGATGGATCAGGGTGCTGCGGACACAAACCACATAAGTCTCCGAAGCTCTGACGTGGCGACTGTACTGACCACCATCGTTCTTGGCCCAGATGTAACCACGAGCGACTACTTCGCGGTAGGCAAGCTATCCGCTACTCTAGGCGGGGCCTATGTACAGTCGTTGGCAGAAAGCGGGGCAACTGAATCACTTGAGATTGACGCCTGGGGCGGCTCTCCTGCGACGACAGATACCAGTTCTTCGCTTGGGTGCATCAATATCTTTGGCGGGGAGCACGATGGCGCGAACGCAGATGCGGACATGGCTTCAAATAGCAATCTGCTCTGCGTAGGTGAGATAAGCTCTAGCAATGCTCGTTTGACCAGGATGTTGCTGAAGGCCGACGACGGCGAGCTTCACCTGGGGAACTCCACCCTTGTTGCTCTTGACGCTGAGGATGACGTACAAGCGGTAAGGGCTATGCAGAGGGCATCCACGGACGGCAACGGTATCATAGAGGGCCTGTATGACCCCAGCAACCCCTTCTACAACTACGAAAAGCTGCGGGAAATGCACCTAGTAGGGGAGAAGGACACTGAGGGGTTCTACCTCTTTCCTGTACAGCCCAGGTTAGCACTCCACGAGGGCGCAATCTGGCAACTCTATAACGACCTCATGGGAATAGCTCAAGTACTTCCTCGGAAGCTGCGGGATCAACTCTCGGAGCGGATGCAGAGCCGTCTAGCCCTAGTGGGGGCATAGGATGGTTCAGGGGCAGCAAGAAGAAAAGGGCGTCCAGCGGGTTAAGCTGCCCGATGGCACAATCCAACGCCTCTCTGGACTTATCCAGCAGAGGCAGATGTTGGAGGAACGTATCAACGAAGTGATCATAGTAGCCCTTGAAGCTCTGGGCCATGCAGGGAAGATCACAGAAGTAGATATGAAGATGGGGGAGGCCCTGCTGGAACCAGATGGGCCGACCCCGCTGAACCGATCACAGCGGCGAAGGAGACCGTAGTATGCCACGTTATGAAACGCTGTTTGATTCGGATGGGGACAACTCGGCACAGGCAATAAAGACGGCTGATGGATGGCTCTATGACCTTGAGGTGAGCAACCCGAACACTATTGATGCGTTCTTTCAGTTGTTCGACGTGGCAACGGGGGACATTACGGTAGGTTCGACCACGCCAAGGCTGTCTTTTCTCGTTCCTGCCGCTGCATCCTCAACCATTCGTGGGGCGTTTGACCGCAGCTTTGGGCCTGACGGACTTCACTTTCTGACGGCTCTTAGTTACGCTTGTACCACCACGCCAACGGGGAACACCGATCCCTCAACGGGGCTGACGGTGAACGCTATCTATAGCTAGGAAGGTTCAGCATGGGATTCCTTTTCCCTAATTTTTCTACCATCATTCCAGGAACAGTAACGTGGGATGATGATCAATTACTGCGCCTGGGCACAGATGGCGATCAGGTATTCGTTAATCGGAGTAGCACGCTTAGTGCGGATACTGCCCTTTCTAGTGTGCTGATTGGTACTCCTGTAACTCCTGCCCTGGCTGCAAACTCGCTTATTGTTAGCAACGTCACCGCGTCAGGGGACATCCTCATAGCAGGCAACAGGGGTGGTAACTCTGAGGCATACCTGTTCGCTGACACGTCCGTTGGCGTACTGTACCTAAGCCCTGTCCAGGGTGGGCTGATGGTAGCGCTGGCCGCGGATGCTCCTGCGCCAGACAACGGCAACATGCACATCTGGTCGGCTACTGCAGGCTCTGTAACTGCTGACGGCAACACACAACTCACTATAGAAAGCAGCGGCAACGCTGGTATCAACATCCTTAGCGGCAATAGTAACTACGGCGTTCTCCAGTTTGGAGACGATGGGAGCGTGGCAGCAGGCTACATTAAGTATGCCCACAATACTAAAGAGATGGGGCTAGTTGTTGAAGATGGTGGGTTTGTCTCCCTTTCGGACGATAGAACCCTTGCCTTGGGTAACGACCACGATCAAGCCTTCTACAACCGCAGCACCGCGCTTAATGCCAATACCGCACTTACCAACGTTCTAATTGGCACCCCCGTAACCCCCGCTCTGGCTGCAAATTCCCTCATTGTAGCTAATATCACAGCTTCAGGAGACATGCTGTTTGTAACCAACAACGGCGGCAACTCCCTCGGCTGGCTGCACATGGACGGGTCTGAAAACGACATAACCTTCTACAACCCCTCTGGCACTGCCCTAAACCTAAACTATGACGCTGGCATAAGTCTTTCGCCTGTAGGCATTAACGTATCTGGCGGCGCAGATGCCTTGGTTACTCTTGGCCCTGGCGGTCGTAATGGTGATTGGGACTTCTTACAGGTTGATGGGCTTGCCACTTTAACAGCTAACTCAACAACTGTCACCAGCGCTAGGCTAGACCTCAGTGTAGCCCACGGCTCATATACTATAACCACCGCGGCTGGACTGTACGTTAATACGGTCACAAGAAGCTCAGGTTCAGGTACGGTCACGAACTCTGCTGGTATCTACGTTGAAGATGCTGGAACATTTGGAACCAACAACTACGCTATCTTCGTGGACTCTGGATCTATTCGGCTGGATGGCTCGCTATGGGTTGAGTCAAGCTCCACTGAGGGTACGGCTGGAGAGCAACTTACCTCTGGTGGGGCTGGTACAGTAATGACGTGGGCCGCGGCTGGTTCGTTGCGAGAGTTTAAAAAGATGCGGGGAGTGCTCGACCCAACAATTGCCCTAGAACGTGTGTTGAGTGCGCCAGTTGAAATTTGGACTTACGACCCAGATGCCAGAGTATCCACCCACGACTTCGACACCGAGTACACAGGGGTTGTGGCGGATAAGGCTCCGTGGGCCATGCACCACGAGGGTAAGATTTTCAGTCCTGTGAGTGCCTTCGGTCATACTGCTGGTGCTGTTCAAGCCTTATACAGTGAGATTGAAAGCCTGAAAAAGAAGATAGTGGAGTTAGGGAAATAGAGTGCCAACTGCATTCGCCACTATCTCAAAGCGGACTCTACGACGGGCTATTGCGGGACGGAGCTATCGTACCCGTGCGACTACTGGCAGTGGTAGTACAACTTCTGCAGTCATAGCAGCACTCTCAGGCATTGGCTCGGATTATGTGCTGGATATGCCCTGGGGCCTCTGTAACGACGGGAACAATGCGGGAGAGTTTAGGAGGGCTACTGGACTAAGCGCCACCACAGTCAGCTTCGCCAACGCCTATACCAATACGGTGGCGTCTGGTGTCTCAATGGAATTTTACCCCTATCCACCCAATCTCTATAGCGAGGCCATTGACCAAGCTATCCGTAAGCTCAACGCGCAGAACGGCAAGGTCTACCGCCTGGTCAACAGTCACATTATTCCTCATTCAGAGCGCAAGCTGAACTCTAGTGGCTACTACTCACTGCCACGGAACATGGTCAGGGTATTTGAGATCAGCATGATGGGAAGGAGGCGTCTGCGTGACCTCTTTGACCGTGCGGATAGCACCACCGAGCCAGGGAACTCCTGGGTGGAGACCAGCGGCAACCTGGGGATTAGCAATGAGCAACTCTACCAGCCCTCTCTGAGCAACGGCGCACACATCACTCGTGACCTTAACATGAAAGACGGAGTGATTGAAGCGACGCTACGGGGTATCCTAAATAGCGGTTCGACCTACTGTAGTCCCGCGCTCACCTTCCGTATTGCCGAAGATAGGAACGGCGATATTGATACGGATGACTACCTAGTTGTGAGGCTTTTGAACGCGGTGGTTGATCTACGAAAATTAACAGACGGGGCATCAGAAAGTTCTCTCACCACGGCTGCGCAGACCACCGCTGATAGCACGGACTATGTGGTACGGGTACAGCTCCGCGGCGCGAACATCCGCATCTGGGTAGATGATGTTGAGCTCATCAACTATGATCTCTTGGGGCTGAACCTGAAGTACACCGAGAATCCACGAGTAGGCATACGATGGGATGTGGGTGGCTCACCAAGCAACGTTGCTAGAGTAAGGAGCTACTACGCCTTTGGCGCAGAGGCGCTCGGCATTTGGCCTGACTGGTCGCAAGATGGCGATAACACGGCCCTCGTGATACCTCGTAATGGTAACGCTGCTCCTACGGGCCTTCTGTACCTTCAGGGGCGAGCACCCCTCACGACGCTGACCGCTGACGGGGTGGACTCTATAGACTCAGACACCACAGCAAGGGTCGAGATCACCACTACCGATCAGGCGTATGAGTGTCTCCTGGAGCAGGCGAGGGCCGAACTATTCAGGCTTTTGGGGAGCGAGATTTATCCTACGGGCATCCCTCATAATTCGCAGCAGTATCTACAGCTAGCGCAGCAGCATGAGCGGCAGGCACAGCAGATGATAGGCATGACACGGCCAAAAGCGCAGATGAGGGGTGCATTAACTTGGTAATGAGACAAGGCAAGATGAGGGGTGCATTAACTTGGTAATGAGACAAGGCAACCAGATCTTATTTCCTGGCTTTGCTGGTGGCCTGGGCTGGAAGGATCACGCTAAAGATCGCTTTAATAACTGGAGTGACGGCTATGCCATCACGACCAACGCTATAACCCGCTTCGGCGGACTTCTTAATGGCCTGAAAGAAGTAGTCGATATGACAGGGATTGCTGCGGGCTATCGGGTCATTAAGCAGATCAAGCACAACGACGTGAACATTCGTATCACATGGAACGGCACTAATTCCCGCGTATACCGTGAGGAATCAGGCGCATGGGCGCTCAAGGAAACGGTCAGTAGTGCTAGGGCATGGGATATCGTTTCCTTCCACGATGGCACAAACTCTATTCTAGCCGTGGCGTATGGGGCGGATACAGCCTTTAGATATAGTGTCAATGACGGCTCTGCATGGACTGCCTCAACCTTTTCGGGAACAGCGGATAACCCCAAGTTCTTTCTAAACCAGCAGAACAATCTCACTGGGCCGCGAGTTCTGTGGTGTGTTGACCCGAACGAATTATACTTTGCGCCTTCTCTGGTGAACGGCACTACCATTTCGACCAGTTCCACCGTAGGTGGGGCTGACGCGCAGGACGACTTCAATTGTCTTATCCAAAACAACATCGGTGTAGTGTATCTGGGCAAGCGGCATTACCTCTATGCCTATGCCAACGGCCCCTCGGTTGTGGTAGCTGGCCCCTTTAATGATCCCCCTGCTGACGCTGGCGGGCAGAGCGACCGTGATAATTTTGAAAACCCACAGGTAATGGCGAACGGCTGGATTATCTTCCAGGTCGAGGGCTACGATCTTATAGCAATCCGAGATCGGGAGATCAGGCTTGGGCAAGCGCCGCGGGCAACACCTGAGATGAATGGGTGGAACCTCCCTCGGCTAGACCTTCCTATCAACGCTATGCAGGTTGTAGGGAATAATCTCATCGTAGCGCTTGGTATAGGTGATCCCTCAAATAAGCGCAGTGTGGTCTCTAGGGCTGGTGCGGCTAACCTCTTACAGAATACTTTTGTATCTACGTCGGAACTTTACAGTGGCATCATAGACGCTAGTGGGAACTTGATATGGCATGGGAGCGAGCTTACCTGTACCGATTTGATCAGGGGGTTTGCCTACGATGAGAATGATGGATATCTATATATGTTCTCAGGTGCGTCTGAGAGTGCCGATCTCCAGGCGACACGGTGCTTCTATTTCCTGTCTGGACAGGAAATTACACTCTCATCCTCTAACCTGCAAATGAATGTTACGAATCCAGCTATCCTGGAGACTGCCGTAGTTGGTTCTACTAACCCCTTTAATAGAGAGGTGTGGGAATACCTAAAGTGCATGACGACTATGCTGGCGTCCGCGGTGCCCTCTTTACGAGTAGACTACCGCATCGTGCCTGAGCACGACACATCCTCTGCCTATACAGTCCTAGAGACCTACGCTGATGAGCAAAGAGCCTTGAACGGCACAGCTATTCCAAGAACAGCTACGAGCACGGTGGGTAGGCTTCAATTCAGGCTTACTGCTGATTCCTCTAGCACGCCCGATAGGTTCGGAGTGCTGCGTAGCGCAGAGCTTATATTGGGAGACTTCGCAGAACGCAGAATCCCTGCGGCGGCGATGTGAACAGGCCCAATTTCCCACTTGGGGGCGATCTGCCGCTGGCGTTTCCTTCGGCTGCTCTATCCACTGAACGAAGGGAGACTAAGCTAGAGGTCTTCACCGAAACTGATATTTGGCAGAAGGAAGCAGGAGCTAAGTTAATACGGGTACAGCAGTGGGCTGGTGGGGCTGGTGGGGGTGGTGCAAGAG